TGCCCGCATCTGCGCGACAGCCCGAGTTCCCCGCTCTGTCGTCGGATCGAGCTTGTCGACAAAATCAGCCATTGCCTTGCTAGCAGCACCCATCTGGGTGTCTAGAAGCACCGCCAGACTATCAAGCGCAGCTTGCCTGGACAGAACCCCCAGGTTGCCAAATGCGGTGGACGCATCCTGCGCGGAGCCAGTAAGAGCATCTGTGGCAACTTTCGCACGATCTGAAGCTCCGTCCATCGTAAAAAAAGACGCCGCAGTCATACCAATCGTGGCCAGCAGGCCAACAGGACCGCCCAGCACACCTAACAAAGTCCTACCGACTCCCGCCGTTGCCGCTTGCGCTACAGCAAGACGCCTACTGGCGGCCTCCGACGCATTTTTTGCTGTTGTTAACTGCGCAAGAGTCGTTGTCAAACCTAAACTTGCTCGTGCGCTTGCCAAAGCCGCAGCCGCAGCTTGTGCTTCCGCTCTGGCAGCAGCAAGCGTAGCAGCAGCCTTGGTATGGCTCGCCACAGTGGCACTCACAGTTGCCGCAACAGCACCAATAGTCCGCGACGTATAAACCCCCAGTGCACCCAGGGCCACAGTCCCCAGCACATCGGCAAACGACTCAAAATTCTGGGAAATAAAGTTGATTCCCGAAGCCAACAATGTCGTTGCTTGCAAGGAGTTATTCGTATTGCCTACGTACTCGCTAAATGCCGAGTTCAAGTTCGTCAACGCGCCACTGACTGTCTTGGGCATCAACTCCAGTTGCTGCAAGGCAGGGATATAAGAAGATGCCAAACCTTGAGCCAACATCTGGGCAGACATCTGCCCACTCCTGCCCAACTGATCAATCTCTGCCGTCGTTTTCCCCGTGCTGTCGGCCATATGGGAAATCAGGGAATCAACAGTACCGGTAATCTGCGCCCAGTCGCTGGCGTTAACCGCACCGGTACGAAACGAATTGGCAAACGCCTCCATGGCGACTGCACCGCTCTGTGCACTGGCTCCATTCGTTGCCAACAGCCCAGAAAAGGCCCCTACCGCATCCATGCTTTGATCAAAGCCAAGGCCGATCTCCCGCAAAGCCGGAGAAAGTGCGATGAATGCTTCACGTGTTTCATCAATAGGACGGGATGTCGCCTGAGCAAGCTGCGCCACCCGTGCCTGGGCCTGGTCGTACTCGCCTAAAGACTGTGTCGCAACCGCCATACGCTCGGCATAGCTATCCCACTGCTCGGCCATCTCAATCAAATCCATGGCCGAAAAACTACTTAAGGCAGACTTCAACACTCGGTCCATCACAGCAGTAGAGGCTGCACTCGAAAGAGTCGCTTTACTGACGCCTGCCATACTGCCATTGACTCGATCCGACATGGTCGCAACACGAATGCCAGCCGCCTCCATTGCATTTAGGGCAAGCGTCAGATCTTTGGCCCCTTGCTCCGCCGACCGAGTATCGAGCGTAATAGTCAATCGAGACTCTTGCGCCATTCAATTTCTCCAGATAAAAAAAACCCTGCCAAAGCAGGGAAAACCGCACATAGACGCTGATTCAAATCCCAGGACCTGAACCCAATCAAACTAATGGGGCCAGCCAGGTAGACATGCAAACCCGGCTGGCCCCCCTCCTGCTCCCACCACCTGGCCATCAGCTGCGTTCCAAGCGATCAAGCTCAAACACAGCCATATCCAGCTCTTGCCGGGATAGTGGGGTTCCATATGCCTGGACCACGGCACTTATGTTCTCGGTAGAGAGGGGCAATGGCACCGCCCCGCCCATTCCGACAACGACACTCCGACAACGGTCTGCAGCACAATAAACACGGATGACATGATCCGTAATGGGATCACTGGGAGGTTCATCCGGGATCTGAGCACCGAGAGTCGAATGAATCAGCTTGCGCTTTTCATTTTGCCCGGCCCACTCTTTTTCCCACTGGAACCGGGCGAGGACTTTTCCACGGTTTCCTGGGCCTCCTTCTTCGCGTTGGCAGCAACATGGGCCGCTGTCGCAATCACCCAGACAAAGAGATCTGTGTTCTCTGACAGCAGCTTGGTCGCATTCTCCGGCGAATAAGGAATGACGTTGCCCGCTTCATCCAGGACTTCACCCTTCCAGTCCTTGACGATATACGTGCTCAACAACTGGCACTGGACATCATGCTCGCGGACATCGTTACTTGAAACACGAATGGCCGCTAGCGAATGCCCTGCATCTTCCCGAGCAATCAAGCGTCGTGCTCGCTCGAGGGCTATTTGATAAGCCTCAGTATCAAGCGCAGCAATCTTGAAAGACACATCCTCGTCATAATCCTCCCACCGCTCCTGACTCAGAACCGATTCCAGGCGATTAATCTTCAAAGCCATGCCATCACTCCTTAAGGGGCAGGCGCAGCAACGGGGCTACGAGTCAGCACGGGGGTTTGCTTGGCCACGGTGAAGTTCAGCTCCACTTTCAGGATATCGCCCTTGGCACCGTTAGGCAGGTCACCATCGACCTCAATAGCGGGCAGATCGATCTCGTACTTGTTGCCCAGAGAGTCGGTGATCGGGAAGGAAATGGCGATCGGGGTGCGCTTGAACTGGTTCTTCCACAGCTCCCAGGCCTTCTGAGACCAAGCCAGGGTCACCGTGCCGGTGATGGCTGCTGCGGTCTCAATCAGGGCGCCAGGGCCCAAACGCTCGGCACCAAAGCAGCGTTGAGTCTGCAGCTGGTTGTCAATGTTCAGGGTCAGGCCCGATACGCAAGCCTGGCCAGCCAGAGACACGCCATTGGCCTTCACATCGCCCACGCTGATCGAGGACATGAAAGGCGTTTGGCTGGGCTCGGCCGGATCGGTGGCAAAGGGAGTTTCCTTGTCTTCGTAATCCAGGCAAGACATGGTGAAGGTCACGGTGGCTTTGCCTTCTTCAGGCACTTCCAGGGCAAAGGTGCTGACATGCGCACCCTTGAACAGCGCGTACACATCCACGTCACGATAGGCTTTGGCCACGCTGAAGGTGCTGCGGGTCTCGCCAACGCTCAGCTTGTTCTCTTTCCACTCACCGTAGAAGGCGGCCGCCAGCAGCTCGTCAAACGTGCCGTAGGACAGTTCGCCCGTGATGTCACCACCAATATCAATACTGGTCACGATCGAACCCTGACCAATACGCGAATCGGTGATTTCTTCGGACTCCTCCTTGTTCAGAGTCGGAGTCAGTGTGTTGCCGGTGACGCGCAGCGTCTGCCAGCCCGAACCAGGGGTCACACCGGGAACGGTTTCTTTAACCAGGTAGCTAGTAACTTTAGCGCCAGAACTCATAATGCATCTCTCCTGTATGCAGGCAAAAAAAAACCGACGCGAGGTCGGCACAAAAAAACAGGTAAAAAATCAACCGGCCCGGAACGGGACGGTCAGGTTGATCTGGTAGAACTCTTCGCGTTGTGGTCGTTTTTGCGGGTCATCCGCCGCCACATCGACTTGGCTCAGGCCCAGGCATTCCAACGCCCCTTCAGACCAGAAGGAAAAGTGATCATCCAGGGCATCGCTCAAGCGATCCAGCTCCTGACGGCCCTGACCCAAACGATCAAAGCACTCGATCAGAATCTCGCCGGATTTGCGGGTATAGGGTTTCGCACCCATGCCTGTCATTTCCGAATCGGTATTCTTGATCAGCAGACGGCACCAGACGCCCGTATCCGGCGGCGTAAAGGCCGCGTGGGCATTGGGGTACTCGATGTGCTCCTGAGCAATCCCGGTCAATGCCACCATTCGATCAATAATGGCTTTACTGATCTGTTCAAAGTTCATCTTGTGTAGTTCTCCTGAACGGTGCTGGCCATCTTCTCGATGGCGAATCGACGACTGTGCGTAGGCACTGCGACCAGGCAATAAAAAACCCCGCAGCAATTTCTTGCTCGGGGTTGTTTCGTTTGCATTGGACGCAACTTTGCACGCCCATTATTGCAATTGCGCTTGCAGATTCATAGCGGCCCATGTTGCAGACTGCAACGCCAGGCGTAAAAGGCAGAGGTTTCACCCTCTTTGATCTTGTCCACCTGACCTGAGTCCTGCAGTTGCACCAGCACGCGCTTGACACCTTCGCGCATGGCGTTGCGTTGTGCGTTGGACAGCTCCATGCCTTTACTGACGTGCCGCACAATCTGGATCATGCGGAACTCTCGCCCCGGATAGGCCGCTAACAGGTCTATGACTTCGGCTGCATACTTCACCGCAAAATCTCCTTTTCAACTGTGATTCTGAAATCCATCAAATGGCGGCGATAGTCCTCATCCCGAAGGACCGCGCCAGTCACCTTTTTGATCCACAAACGGGCTGTGGCCTGACGTTCGCTGGCGGTCAGATGGCCGTACTGGGCATTCTTGCGTGGGTACTCGGCCTGGATGACCATGGCTTGATAGTGCGGCAGGCGCTGGTACAGGGCATCCACCGCCAATGCGTGGTCCTGGTGTATGGGCCGAAAGTCCTCTTGCCAGGGAACGTAGCGCTCCATATTGCCCACGGTCTGCCCGGACCAGCACCAGCGGGCCCAGTTCCAGAGCAAGTCGTCGCCACTCAGGCCCTGTTTGTTTTCTGCTTTGATTGTCATGTGTATTCCTCCTTCAAGCCCGATGGACGGTGATGCCGTGCACCCAGGTCAACAAGACACGCTGAATACCTTGGAACAGGCTTTCTGTATCGCGGCATGCCTCTACAATGCGATGGCCGCTGCTGTTGTCCGTGTAGGCAAAATCCGCGATGTAGCAAATCCTGCTGGCAGGTATTAGATGGTTGAAAAACCAGGGCACCAGGCTCCATGATGGTTGCTGTACCAATTGCCTGATCTGGCCGCGCTGCTGCAAAATCTGCAGTTCTTGGTAGCGATGATCAGGTGTTCCAGTAGTAGCTCTAGGCACTTCTTGATGAAGCGGTGTTGTCAGATCCATAGCTCATTCACTCCTTGCCCAAGGCGGCTTTAGCCATCTTCAGCACCGCCAAGGAACGCTCTTCAGGACGCGCCAAGATCCGGTTCGCCCAAACTCGCGGGTCCTTATTGTTGTCGCCCGAAATCACCTGGGCCAGATCTCGCACGCGCTGCTGCCCTTCCCGGCGTCCTCGCTCCCTGTCTTGCGGCGAAGCCAGGGCCAATCGGGGCGGCGGGATTTCTGGCCACTGACCTTTGGCCAGTTGATCAGCCAGGACTTTGTGCCAGCGCTGTTCCAGTTGTGTGTAGGCCTGATTCAGCAAATCAAACTGCCCGATACTGATTGCCGCGTGATAGATCGCCGGGTGCGACCACTCGCCCATTTCTCCTCGCACTCGCGCCTGCATGCCACGCACAGCCTGGAAGAAAGCCGTTTCCGGTTCCAGTTGAGGGCGACACGCACGCAAGAACTCCGGCAAACTGGGTGGCCAATCAAACATGCGGCGGCAATTCTTGATGCCCAGAGCCACATCGGTGGGCGAGACCCCCTCTTCATCAAAGGCCTCGGCCCAGGCCTGCTTCCAGTCTTCAATGGCTTGCTTGTCTCGGAAGTTGGAGCGGAACTTATTGGGATAAATGCCATTGAGCCGGTTGTACAAATGGTCCATCAGGCTGATGCCTTCCAGCTTGGTATGACGCAGCAGCCAGGGATTGGAAAAATCAGATATCGATGACATCGTCTATCTCCTCGCGTTGCCGATGACGGTTCACATAGGCCAGGGGGTCAAAACCGGATGCCTGTCCTGCACGGGACTCATTGCGACCTTCCAGCCAGCTGGCCTTGCCCCCGCGCCAGCCACGCAACATGCACTCGGCCAGAAAGTCATCCACGCTGTAGCCCATCTCCAAAGCCCGATGGGCTTCGGTGCCCAGGCGGTTCAGAGCGGTTTGCGTCAAGGGCGCCTTGATCTCGCGACGATGGCGCAGATAATCCGCCACCACGTCTGCGCTGGGTTCGGCAGGCCAGGCAGAAAACTCCAGCGCAGGAGTCTTGCGACGCACGTTTGTTTTTTCTTTATCTTTTTCTGTATCTGTATCTCCTTCTTTATCTGCCTCTTTATCTAGCGCGTTACCCGGCCGTTTCGGTAACGTTACGGACGCGTTACTGTCCTCCTTACCGTCTTGTTCCTGCTTTTTTCTGGCCCGAAAACGCGCCACCCGCTCAGCGCTGCTGTCGGATTTCATCTGACGCTTGTCCCACGCCAAAGGCTGCAACGTGTCCTGGTCGATCAGTCCCACTTCGCTTAAGCGACGCACCACATCGTCCAGGGTGCGCAGATCCAGACCCAGCTTGACGGCTACCTTGCGCAGCATCAGTGTGTCCTCACTGTCGATCACGCCCTGCCCCTTCAGGCACAACAAGGCCACGTAGTGCCATCTGTCCTCAAAGGCCAGCAGACGCAACTTCTCGTCGTCCACCATCTCGGTGTAGGCACGAAACCACGGCATATTGCTCATAGGCACGCTCCCGCTTGTGTGGGCCACCGGCAGCCAACAAGCGCTTGTCGATAGTGTTGAATATGTGTGTTCATGGCACCCCCGCCTGAAAAAACCACGCGCCGCCGATGTGTTTGCGAAAATGCAGCGCGCAGCAGGACCCCTGGCCCAAACAGGCCAAGTGCATCCGATTGATAGGCAATGCCCCAAGGGCACAAGAACTGCGTTACCCCATAACGCAGCCGATCTGTCAGGTATGGCTTGCAAGCCATACCCGCCTTAAATGCTTAGATATTTCTAGAGCTTTCTTTGGGTGCTGGGGCGGGCACCACCGGGTTCATGTGATGGAAAACCAGTTGCCAGACGCGCGGTATGACACCGGCCTTCTCCCATTGAGATATGCGGCCTTTGCTCAAGCCCGTGATACGCAATACGGCTCGACGACCGCCCATTTCTTCGATGATGTGTTTAGCGTTCATGCATTGAGTATAGATAGTTCTAAACGTAAAGAAAAGAAATATCTAAACCTATGTTTAGTTTTTTCTTGTTTTAATGTCGGGTATGGATATTTACTCGATTCGCCGCAGAAACCTGCAACGCCTGATTGAAGACCGCGCTCACGGCAACGCGGCTGACTTTGCGCGCTCTATTGGGCGCACACGGGCACAGTTGGCCCAGTACCTGTCATCCACCTACAACGGTGGGCGCAGCATTGGCGAACGAGTGGCGCGAGCGATAGAGAAAGAAGTAGGTGTGGAGGCGCATAGCCTGGATCAGCAAGGCTATGGCTTTGGGGCCAAGCACGGTTTTGACCCTAACGTGCAGGACGCCATGATGGGCGAGCGGCGCATCCCCCTGCTGAACTATGTGCAAGCCGGCGTGTTTCGGGACCCCGGCCAGAACTTCACCTTTGAAGAGGTGGAGTATCTGCTGACGGACTTGTGCCTGTCCGAGCGCTCCTTTGCCTTGCAGATCAAGGGCGACTCCATGTTGCCGGACTTCAAGGAAGGCGACCGGATTATTGTGGACTGCGAGCTCACGCCCCGCCCCGGTGATTATGTGGTCGCCAAGAACAGCGAAGAAGAAGCCACCTTCAAGAAATACCGTCTCTTGTGCATCGATGAAGGTGGGCAGGAAATCTTTGAGCTGGTGCCGCTGAACGAGGACTATCCCTCCATTCGCAGCGACCAGCATGCCATTGAAATTATCGGCACCATGGTGGAACACCGGAAATACTATCGGCGCTCTTAAGGGATAGACAGCCCAGCCCGCCAGGCATGGGGCGGGCTTAGCGTTTTTTCATTTCCTGATCCACCGTCTCCATCCAGGCCTGATCGCAAGGTACAGGCTGTGCCGGGTGCTGACCATACAAACGGATATGGACCACGTTGCACCACTCCTGGGAGCCGTAGTCGGGACCGTGCCCTTGCCCATCAGAAACAGCCAACTGGCGATCCACCTTTTCCAACCACGCTTCGCTGCCCACTGTCTCGGGGGGTGCCGTAGTTTGGCAAGCGGCTAGCAATAAGGCGGGGGCAAGCATCAAGAAGATTCGCATGGCAGTACCTGAAAAGAAAGGGCGAAACGTCCTTTATAGCAGAGTGGGATAGGGATAACCGGGGCGGCACTCAACTCCTGCAGACGTCTACCTCCTCCCTTCACAAGGAATTTGAACCTGTACCCTAACCTGTACAAGTCATATTATTTTCAGTAAACTTGTACGGTAAATTGAACAAGTGAACTTGTCATGAAAATTATCTCGTTTTCAGAAGCACGCAACAGTTTGAAAGCGGTACTGGATGGCGTAGTGGATGACGCCAACACCACCATCATTACGCGTCGTGATGCCGAAGATGCGGTGGTCATGTCACTCGATTACTACAACAGCCTGATGGAAACCGTGCACCTGTTGCGCTCCCCCGCCAATGCGGAACACCTGAGCCGTTCTATCGAACAGTATCGTGCTGGCAAAGCCATGCCACGCGAGCTGAGCGATGACTGACCGACTTCTGTGCTGGACCGACGCTGCCTGGATTGACTATGTGTACTGGCAAGGTCAGGACCGCAAGACCTTGAAGCGTATCAACAGACTGATAGAAGAAGTACGACGTGCGCCGTTCGATGGCATAGGCAAGCCTGAAGCGCTCAAAGAGAATCTGTCCGGTTTCTGGTCAAGACGCATTGATGACACGAATCGCTTGGTCTATGCCGTAGACAAGGCAAGCATTACGATTATTTCTTGCCGTTATCATTATTGAGAATCCGGATTCTGGTGCCCCCCCGTGTGTCGAACACGGCACCTGAAATCCGAAGTAATTAGCTAGCTCTCCTGGGATTGTTACGCAACCACTCCACGCAAACGCTTCATGCAAAAGGCGGGAACAAGCATTAAGATTCGCATGACAACATCCAAAATAAAATTTCAGCTATAGCAGAGCGTAAAAAACAATTATTTTTCAATGCTCTTTTTATGGCAAGGCCATCAGGGGCTCAAGCTCATCCCTGACATGCGAGACAACAATGAAATGCTTGTTACTGTGCCTGATCATGGCATTGCTTCCTCTCAGTATTCAGGCAAGAAACACCCCCTGCTCAGGCAAGAAAGGCGGTATTTCCCATTGCGAGGGAGAGGTTTTTGTATGCCGTGACGGTTCTGCCAGTGGCAGCAAACGATCTTGTCCCGCGTACACCGGCACCGCGGGACGAAGTTCGCAGGCTGCTCCCCAAGCGCTGCGCTCTGGTAGCGCTTGCTCCTGCTCCAGTGGCACCTATTGCACGGGCCCACGCGGAGGACGTTATTGTGAAACCAGCACAGGTAGCAAACGCTATCAACGCAAATAAGAATGCCGCCTGAAGGGCTTGCTTAGCAATTGCCCTTTTTAGCCTGTCCGGGTGGACAGTGACGCTGACCATATCCACCATGCCCGTCTGGATCCACAATTACCGAACCCCTGGGAGTATGGACGGCACAGGCGGACAGAACAGCCGTCATGGTCAAAGCCAAAATAAGTGTTTTCATCATTATTCTCTGGGTTTTAGACGCGCTTATTTTGATCCAAGGACACACAACAAGGTGCTACCAATCGCGAGCAAATACGGTTCGCTTCCCGCAGGCCCCAATCCCTTGCTCCGAGCGCAGCGTCGCTAGGCATAAACACGGACTTTATGTAATAATTGCGGACTTGTTGCCCCTCTAGCTCATGCTTGGTTAGAGCAGCGGACTCATAATCCGTTGGTGCCGTGTTCGACTCACGGGGGGGGCACCATCCATTTCAAGCTGCACCTGTATCTCAAAGCCGCACAATCTGCGGCTTTTATTCATTCAGGGATAACCGAAGCTCTGCCTCGAAACCCGATCGCCTGGTTTAACCACGTCGGTGTGTTCTGGCGTGGTCATCACGTTCAGAGGAAAAAGAGCATGGATCCCCGCGTCTTCCTGTTTGCCCTGGCTACTTTCGTCACGGGAACAGCAGAAAATATCATTGTCGGCCTGGTACTGGATGTGGCATCCGGCTTGCACGTCTCCGTAGCCCTGGCTGGCCAGTTAACAGCGGTTTTTTCCCTGAGCTTTGCCTTGATGGCCCCCTGCGTACCTTTATTGGGGCATCAGATACGCCCTCGTCCCCTGTACTTGATTGCCTTGGCGCTGTTCGTCTTTGGCAATGTCCTGGCCGCCCTCAGCCCGTCCTTCACGCTGTTGTTTCTG